AACTGATCCAAAATATGACATAAACATTGATACCTATATTCGCATGATCGAATCAGGAGAAGTCAAGGCATCGAAAGAAATCCATCAGCTACTCAGCTTTGTTAAAGAAAAGCTTGATGATGAGAATGTCGTGATTATGTCCGAGGTAATCGATGCAGCAATAAAAAATGTTGAGAGGCATTTCCCATTTAAGTTATTACCGTGGGAAAAATTTATATTCGCATTTGTAACAGGTGTATTCTTCAAAGATGGCACTCCTGTATTCAATGAGTTTTTAGTCATGATGGGCCGGGGCGGTGGTAAAACCGCATTCATGTCCGTTATTGAATGGTGGCTTACAACTAAACAAGGCATATCAAAATACCATGTTGATATTGTGGCCACAAGCGAGGACCAAGCCAAAGAATCATTTACTGAGATTTGGGATATCCTTGAAAGCAATCAGAAGAAGTACAAACAATATTTCCGGTACACAAGAGAGAAGATCGTATTTAAAAAGACGAACTCCATGCTGCGGTATCGGACCAATAACGCAAAAACAAAAGACGGTGGCCGACAAGGTGCCGTTATTTTTGATGAAATACATGCTTATCCGAATGAGGACAGCGTGAAGGTATTTACATCCGGGTTAGGTAAGAAGCCGAATCCGAGAAGATTCTACTTCACAACCGATGGATATGACAGAGATGGATTCCTTGATGATTTGAAATTAGAGTCACAGATGATCCTGCAAGGTGAACGGCCGAACCGAAGGACATTTCCTTTTATCTGCAAACTGGATGCAGCTGAAGAAGTTAATGACATGGATATGTGGGAGAAGGCAAATCCATCTATCCGATACTTCCCAAGTCTGCGTATCGAAATGATTGGTGAGTTCGAAAAGTTTGAAGATAGGCCGCAAGCCAAAATAGAGTTTATGACCAAACGAATGAACATTCCTATGAGTGCTTCAAACGAGGCCATTGTTCCATGGGAAAAGATTATGGGCGCTTGTAAACATGAGATCCCTGATTTAAGAGGGCGAGAATGTATTGGCGCTATCGACTATGCAGACACGCTTGACTTTGTAGGTGTCGGCTTATTATTCAAGGTCGATAAAAAGTATTACTGGTTACATCATACGTTCATAAATGCAAGGGCTTTAGAAGGCAGGAACTACAGGATTCCTATTGATCAAGGAGTTAAAGAGGGATTGATTACCATCCTTCATACCGAAACCAATAGACCTGAAGATATTGCTGGATGGTTTATGGAGCAAGCGAAGAAGTATCAAATCAAAACGATAGTAAGCGATATGTATCGGATCAATTATCTAAGAGAAAAATTCTTGGAATATGGATTCGATAAATTGGAAATCGCCAGGAGCGGGTCGAAAACGCACACGATTCTATCACCTATCGTTGATGATTTATATAGCTATGGCGATATAGCTTACATGCCAGGTGATTTCGTAATGAGGTGGTATACAAACAATACATACAAAAAAATAGATGGCAAAGGGAACGTTACCTTTGAAAAGATTGAGCCGAAGCTGCGAAAAACAGACGGCTTTTTTGCATTGGTCCATGCTCTTCAATTCAGAGAGTCATTGACAGGAACACAAGCGAAATACAACAGAAAGCTGAGGACGCACACTTACTAGGAGGGATTTCACATGAATAAACGATTGTTGGCGATATGCCGGAAACGTGAGGTGATCCATACTATCTCCAGCCGTTAGGATAGCGGCCGTGTGTATACAGGGAAGGGGGGTGTGAAATGAGCATTAAAGAAACGTTTTTCAATTGGTTTATCACTCCAAGCAAATCAACGCAGAAGCAATATGAGGTCATGTTGTCGGAGGCGAGGACCAATTATATTTATAAAAAATACGCAATGCAAATATGTATTAACTGGATTGCAAATTCAATCTCATTATGTGATTTCAGAACGTATGAGAAAAGCAAAAGGCATAAAGGGCATAACTGGTGGAAGCTTAATTATGAGCCGAACAAGAATCAAAACAATGTCGATTTTTGGTATCAGGTTGTTTCAAAGGCTGTTGAAGATGATGGCGCGCTTATTATTCAGACAAGAGAAGGCGATTTTATTGTTGCTGAAAGTTTTATTGTCGAAGAAAAATCATTTGTAGAAAACGTATATAGATCCGTCATGCTGCCGGGAAATTATTTGGATAGCAAAACCTATAAAGAATCAGAAGTTATTCGGATCAAATTGAATAATTCAAAGGTTGAAAAATTACTGGATTCTATTTATTCCGACTATGGAAAACTGTTGGCCGGAACCATGCGGAATTACAACCGAAGCAATGCCATGAAGATTGTACTTGAAATTGATTCCGTATTTGATCAATTGCATCAGACTATTGATCCAGAAACAGGGAAAGTTGAAGCAGATACTATTCTTGACGATATTTTTCAGAATCGGTTTAAATCGTTCCTGAGTGATTCTGATGCGGTTATGCCAATGGAAAAGGGATTAGCTATCGCAAACCCTATTCAAACTCCTGGTAATACGAAGAGCGGTGCCAGTACGACAAGGGATATTACAGAAGTTTTTCAAGATTTTATTAACATCGCTGCTGATGCATTCGGGATCCCCCGCGGATTGATTAAAGGGGATGTCGCGGACGTTGAAGCTATGCGAGATAACTATGTCAATTTCTGCGTAAGGCCATTTGTCAATGAAATTCAATCGGAATTCAATCGAAAGATATATGGGCAGAAGGAAGTATCAAGCGGGACCAAACTCGTTGTAAGAACGCAAACAATCATGATTCATACGCTTATCAAAACGGCATCCGATGCAGAAGCGCTATTCCGCGTTGGCGGCATCAATCAGGATGGCATCCTTGAAATGCAAGGAGAAGAGCCGTTGAATACCAAAGAATCTACCGCGTATTACGTTACAAAGAACTATGCAGAACAATCTGAATTGAAAGGTGGTGAGTAAAACAGTGAAATTGAACGAACTCATGAAGAAGAATCCAATTGAAAATAAATTAGAAATTAAAAACGAAGCAGAAGGCACCATCGAATTGTTTATGTATGGAACAGTCGGATATAGCGTTTATCTGAACGGTATTAAATACGCGCTTGGTGATGTTGTAGGCAATGAAATTAATGTGCATATCAACTCATACGGTGGCGACTTATTCGAAGGGATTGCGATTAAGAATTTCCTTTTGAATCGTCCGGAAAAAATCAACGTGTATATCGATGGGATTGCAGCAAGTGCAGCATCCGTTATTGCAATGGCTGGTGATCATATTGTTATGCCTAGTGATGCACAGATGATGATTCATAACCCATGGACTTATACGATGGGTAATGCAAAAGAATTGCGTAAAACGGCTGATGATTTGGATAAGGCGCAAACAAGTCTTGAAAAGTCATACATGAACCGCTTTAAAGGCACGGAAGATGAATTAAAAACTTTATTGGATGAGGAAACCTATCTGACAGCAGATGAAGCGGTCCTATTTGGGCTTGCTGATAAGATCGATGGTCAAGTATCAGATGACGATGAGCCAAACGCAAAAGCCGCGCTAATCAAAAAGTTCGCCGCTCAAGCAGTTCCGGCAGTTACAAATACGGTTGAAACACCTGAAGAAACTAAACCAGAAGTACCACAAAACACATTCGCACAAAATCTACTAAAAATTTTGGAGGTAAAATAAATGAAAAACTTTGATAAATTGAAATCAACTTTAACTGAACAACGGCAAGCGGTGGCAGTAGCTTTGCAAAGCGGTACATCCGAAGAACAACTACTTGCGTTCGAAAACTTGATTGAAGGGATTCAATCATCTGTTGCCGCAGAAGCTGAGCAAGTTATGGAGCGCTACAATAACGATTATAACGATGAGCGCATCTTGTCTGAACGCGGTTTGCAACGCGCTTTGGTATCTAAAGAAAAGAAATACTTCAATGCTGTTGTTGAAAAACAAACGTTTGATGGTATTACAGAAACGTTCCCTATGACAATCATTGCGGATGTATTCAAGAACCTTACTACTGAGCACCCTCTAATTTCTCGTGTAAATGCAGTTGCTACTGGCGCTTTGATGAAATATGTTTATGCAGATCCTACTCAAGAAACTGCCTTCTGGGGTGAAGTTCCAGATGATATCCGTAAAATCCTATTGCAAGCATTCCGCACAATCAATTTAGAAGCATCTAAGTTAAGTGGCTACATTGCTGTTCCTAAAGGGTTCTTTAAACTAGGTCCTAACTGGTTAGCACAATTTGTCATTACGACATTGCAAGAAGTAATGCAACTCACTTTGGAATCAGCGATTGTGAATGGTGACGGTAAAAATAAACCAATCGGTATGACTCGTAAATTAAGCGGTTCTGTTGATGGTGTGTACCCAGCAAAAGCCTTGATCGATATGGATGATATCACACCAACTACATTGGCAGGGATTCACGCAGCATTATCCGAAGCAAGAACTGATAATGGCCGTGTAGCGATGATTGTAAATCCTCAAACCTATTGGGCTAAAGTATTCCCTAAATTGGCTGTACGTGATGCAAATGGCGCTTGGGTTGTTACTGGTCTACCTACTGGTGATGAAATTATCCAATCTCACGCGGTGCCTGTAGATAGAGCTATCTTCGGAGTTCCTGAAAATTACTTCTTAGGTGTAGCTGGCGAAGTTGAAATTAAAGCGTATGATCAAACATTGGCCATTGAAGACATGGACTTGTATATTGCTAAATTCTTCGGTAATGGTATTGCGAAAAACGTCAATGCGTTCTTTATTGCTGACATTTCCGGTATTGCTGGGGCAACTGTCCCAACGTTGGAAGGTAATATTACAGTTGAAATTACTCCTAAGAATGCAACTGCTACAACTACAGGAACTAAACAATTTGTGGCAACAGTCCTAGGATCTACTGAGGGCGTAACATGGACATCTAGTGATACAACTATTGCAACTATTGATACTGATGGTTTGGCTACTGTTGTAACTGCTACAGCTACTGTTGGTGACAAAGTGGTAATCACTGCTACATCTGTTGAGGATAACACTGTAATCGCAGTTGCTACTTTGACAATCGTTTAATAAAAGATTCGGGGTGATTGATGTATGAATGATGGAGTGGTATTAACGAAGATTAAGGACCATTTGCGCGTCACTTGGGATTATCAAGACGATGACATCAAAGACATGATCGCCGAAGGCAAAGACTACATAGAAGGCATTGCTGGTCCTACTGATTTCACGACAGTAGGACTAGCTTTTTATTTGCTCAAAAACTATTGCCGATATAATTGGAGCGGCTCAGGCATGTATTTTGAACAGCATTACCGATCGGATTTGCTGAAATTACAGCTTAAAAATGCCGTAACATTTAGGAGGAATAACCCATGATCTTTTCTCCTGGTATGAAGTATGTAGATGAGGACCGCTTGAATGATGGGCGGTTGTTTTTTGGCAAGGTGGAAACAAAACGAGATGCAAGCGGTAAGAAAATCGGGCAAGTATTTGCCAAGACTGGTGATATGTTCTTTAGTTATAAGACTATCCGACAGTCTGACTTTGATTTATACAACACCTCTGATCAGCAAATCGAATTGAAGGTTAAATCCTATTACATACCTACCGCCACAAAAACACATCAAGTCTTGCTGAAAAGCAGATTGTATAACATTACAGCTATTGACGTTGATAACGACAAGCGATACATGTACTGGTACTTGTCAGAAGTAGGTGAGTTCATTGAGCAAGACGCTTGATCTTGAAAAGATAAAAACGACAATTGAAGGCATTACGGGATTTCCGGTATTCGGTACAGATATTCAAAAGGATGAACTGGATGCAAATGAATCATTCTTTCTTTATTACGAGAAAGGGCCAATTAGAAAAGCTGATTCAGGAGCGAATCAATTCCTGAGAGATTTCATTCTTATGTTTGTAACGAAAGAAGATGCTGAAATTGATGAATTTGCGTTGATTTTAGAACTGCCTAAATGCGGTTTGCGATTCAGAAACACAGAGTATGAATTTGGAAAAATAGCGAGTACGGAACAAGAAGCCAAACTCAGCACATTTTATTTCCATCAGGCGCTGATCATATGCCAATAAAATACGAACTGGACCATGAGCAATCAATGAAGTTGTTTGATGCAATGGCAAAAATACCAAAGCTATCTGAAGAACTTGCTAATAAGGTTCTTCACGGCGGCGGTTCACAGCTTATGATGCAGAAGATTATTGATTTTACACCAGTATCAAAAGTTGATAAAAAGCACGCTAAAAGTTCGAAGCCTTTAAAAGATACGATGATTAACCTTGGTTTTGAGATTAAAACAAAAGGTGGAGCGGCTAAGAATAAAGGGTCATTCGGTTACTTAGTATTCCCGAATGAGGGACGAGGCAGCAGCAATCCAATTGCTCAACGCTTTTTTGAAAAAGGGATGGAGCAATCCAATCCGGAAATATTCGAACAACTATTAGCAGCGCTGGATGAAGCGCATAACATCATAGGAAAATGAAAAGGAGATGTAATTTATGCCAGATGTAACAGATTTTGATATCTATAAAGTAACCAATGCGAATGTCCGTTTTGAATCAGCAGGGGTTTTGGGAACGGTTAAAAGGTTTGGTTGTTTAGGTACTGTTTCTACAGAATCTGAATTAAGAACAATTGTAAAAATTTGCGAGGGTGACACCGTTAAAGAGGTCACAAAGATCACTAAGCTAAATGTAACAGTATCAGCTCACGTTGAACTTGCAGTATTAAGAAGTGTTTTCGGATTAACAAACGAAGGCTTGAAGGTGGGAGTATTTGGGTTAGGTAAATCATCTAATCCTGGTAAAGGGGTTATCACATTTGATGCATTGAACCTTGAAGAAACAGAAACAAAGTTGATGGCTTATCCTAATATGCAGTTCACTACTGGATTCATTCAAAATATCGAAAACGGTATTGAAGAAATTGCTTTAACTGAATTGACATTCTCAGCATTTAAAGACGACAACGGCTTCTTCTATTACGAAGCATTCACTAGCGAAACTACAGATCCGACTCTGGTTGAAACATGGCATACAACATTTACTCCAGACTTGGTGAAATTAGTAGTAGGACCATAGGAGGTACCTGATGGCTGAACATACGTTAATTCTATCTGATGGTCAGGCGGTTATTTTAAATACAACCTTGACCATTGGCCGCATGAAAAAATTAAAAGATACCAAATTATTCTCGAAAGAGTTATTGGCTTCTATTTCAAATACTCCGAAAAAGGACTTGGATTATTTTGATCAGCAAGAGGTTTCATCTCAGGCGGTCTATATCGCATACTACAATGCGAATGAAGAAGATCAGATGTCTCTTGAAGAGTTCCAAGAATTACTTGAAGTGGACAGTGTTTTCTACCAACAAATCTATATGGAGTTGTTCGGTGGCCGGACCATAGGAAAGAAATTTGCTGAGGCCTTCGAGAGGAAAACTGATAAAACAAAAAAGTAAGTAAATTAAAGTCTCCAACAATAGAGATTGAAAACGTAGATGACCTAATAAGCTTCTACGTTTTTTATATTGGATTTGATTATGACCTGGTAATCAATTCTGACGTTGAAACGCTCAATAATTTAGCGCGTAACAAAATAGCAATTGAGAATTACAGGAATAATCCGATCAAGTGAGGAGGTGAGTAATTGGCAAATAATCAAAAAGAAATCAAAGTTTCTTACAAGGTTGTCAATCAGGACTTTAACAAGGGTATTACAGAAATAAATTCAGATGTCAAAACGCTGAATAAAGAGTTTAAATTGCAGTCAGAACAGATGAAAAACACGGCTAGTGATACGGACAAACTAGAAGCAAGCCTTAGCAACTTGGAAAAACAACTTGAATTAGCAGCGGATAAAACAACAAAGACAGCTAAAGCTTTAGAAAATGCGAAAAAAATGATGGGCGAAAACTCAGCAGAAGCTAAGGCATGGAATGACAAATTGTTGGATGCAAAGCGATCGGAAGAATATCTCAAGAATGCCATTGATGATACAAATAAAAAGCTTCAGGCCTCTAAGTCAGATTTAAATGCAGCCGAAACAGAAACAGATCAATTAGGCACAGCTGCAAAGGAAACTGGCGACAAGTTTGAAAAGATGGGCGATAGAATAAAAAATGCTGCTGATGGTGCAGCTAATGCAGGTAAAGTATTATCTGTTGGTTTGACTGCTCCTGTTGTTGCAGTGGCAACTGCTGCAACTGAGTTAGCCACAAGCTATGAAGAAGCAATGAATAAAATTCAGGCAAATACAGGTGCCTCAAATAAGGAAATGGAAGAGTTTCAGGCCATTGCCGAAGACATCTATAAAGCTGGTTATGGCGAAACGTATGATGATATAGCTATTGCGATTGCCGAAGTAGATGAGCAGTTATCAGGCTTGCAACCTGATGAATTAGAAAACATAACGAAAAAAGCAATCATTCTTGAAAATACCATGGGCATGGATATGACGGAAACACTCCGAGGTGTCAACTCGTTAATGGGTACATATGGAATGACTGCGGAAGAAGCTTTTGACTTCATCACTGTAGGCGCTCAAAATGGCCTTAACAAAACAGATGAGTTAGGAGATAACCTTGCTGAATATGCAACGCTATTCGAAGAGAATGGTTATTCTGCTGAAGAGATGTTTGCAATCCTCCAAGCTGGGCTAGATGGCGGAGCCTATAATCTAGATAAAGTAAATGACCTGGTAAAAGAGTTTGGTATTCGTATCGGAGACGGAACAATAAAGACGGCCGTTGAAGAACTCGGTGGATCATGGAAAGATATTTATGATACATGGGAAGCCAGTGGAGAATCAAATGATGTGCTATTTCAAAAGATGGCGCAAAATCTAGCAGGAATCGAAGACCCACAGGCTAAACAACTTGCACTTACAGAAATTTGGGGTTCTCTTGGTGAGGATGCCGGATATAAAATAGTCGAAGCTATGGGGCAAGTAGGAGATTCATACGGAGAAGTAACAGGCGCAACAGATACAGTTGTTTCTGCTTTCGAAAGCGCATTTGGTACTGAACGAACAGCTATGCTTCGGGATCTAGCAGATTCATTTATGCCTGTAGGTGAGGGAATCATTGACATGATCGGTGAAGCTCAACCATTCTTAGAAGATTTTTCCGGTTACATTACGGATATAATCGATGGATTCAACGGACTTCCTGATAGTTCTCAGAATTTTATTCTTGGAATGGGTGCTGTCGCGCTAGGTGCGGGTCCTGCTCTTATCATTATGGGTTCAATTGTCGGCAGTATAGCTGATTTAATTGGTGGATTTAAACTCATGGCTGAAATAATACCAGGGCTTTCCAGTTTTATTTTCGGTCCTTGGGGGCTGGCTATTGCTACAGCTATTGGTTTAGGAATACTGATCATGACACACTGGGACGAAATAAAAGTAGCAGCGGCCGAAGATTGGGCAGAAATACAAACGCTACTAGGAATTGCCGGAGATAAAATAAGTGAACAGTGGGCCAGTGACGTTGCTGACCTTCAAAATATTTGGGCAACTTTGAAATCTGCTGCGTCATCCGATTGGACTGAGATTGAAACTATTTTAAGCACTGCCGGAAGTAGAATTTCAAACCAATGGGCTAATGACAAGCAGGATTTAGTGAACATCTGGAATAACATTTCAAGCAGTGCTACTACAACCTGGAATGCAATTACTTCAACCATCGGCGGTGCTAAAGATAAAATTGGTGGTTTTGTAGAGGGGATTAAAAGTTTCTTTACAAACATGAAACTGAAGATACCTGAAATAAGTTTACCTTCATTGCCTAAAATTAAACTGAACACAGCATCAAAAACCATCTTAGGCAAGACCTTTACATATCCAACCGGATTCGATTTCTATGCTGCTGGTGGTATCATGGATGCCGCTACAATCTTTGGCATGAACGGCGGTAATATGATGATCGGTGGCGAAGCTGGAAAAGAAGCTATCCTACCGCTGAATAAAAAAGTGCTAGGCGATATCGGGTTAGGTATCGTAAGTGCAAATAATCAACTGATGGATGCGCTGTCCAGTCGGGATGCCGTACAAGCAAGTACCGTTAATATCAATGTATATGCAACTGTTAACTCAGATTATGATGTTGACAGAATGACAGACAGAATAGATGCAAACCTTGCTAAAAAGAACAATGAAGTACTATTCGGAAGAGGGAGACGACAATAATGCTTGATACTATTTTGGATCAGTACCCAACATCAGAATATGGAGCATGTGTCGCTAACAGACCGGATATCCCTGCTCCTGAACTAAGATACGAAGCACACGACATAAAGGGCCGCCATGGTTCGCTCATAGAAGAAGATGCCTTTGACGACATCGAATTTTCTGTTGAGTACAATGTCTTGGAAGACTTCAATGTTAAGCCTCTCATTCGTCAATTGAGGGGCTATTTTTTTGGAAAAAAAACACTCAGATTTAGCGATGATGACGTTTACTACAAGATAAAGCATATCAGTATCAATGAAACGGATAATCAAATTGCGGAATATGGGTACTTTACAGTTACTTATAGATGCGATCCGTTTACATATAACCTGTTTAGCACATTTGAAGTAACTGAATCAGGTCAAACAATCCTCAATAGAGGGACCTATGCATCTGAGCCTTACATAAAAGTTAATGGTAGTGGAGATATCACGCTGACTATAAACAGTCAGAATATTTATTTATATGATGTTGTGGGCTATGTTGAGATTGATACGCAGGACATGGAATATCATAAAGATTTGCTGCCACTAGAAAATGGAATGGCCGGAGATTTCCCATTTTTTGAACTAGGAAACAATACAATTTCATGGACTGGTACCGTTACAAGCGTAGAAATTGATGGGCGGTGGCGATTCATATGATTTCAATTTATAGACCTGATGAAACTGAATTTACCAGAAATGGTTTAGGCAGTCTGGATAAAAATATTATTGATCCATTAGTCATGCAAGACTTGAACGGAATTTATGCCTTTAAATTTAAATACCCTATATTTGCTCCTAGAGCGATTTATGTGAAGGGTGAACACATTATCAAGGTAATGACTCCGAAGGGCTATCAGTTATTCAGGATTCATAAAGAAGAGCCTGTTATGGGTTATCGGAATGTAACTGCCTATCATATCTTTTATGATTTGAGTTTTAACTATATCGATGATACTAACGTAGTTGATAAATCCGGAACTGCTGCCGGGGTTCAAATTCTTGGAGCGACTAACTATCTTCATAGTTTTGAATTTGTTTCTGACATAGCAACTCAGGCAACTGCGAGGATTGTAGGGATGAATGCCGCTGAAGCGTTCCTGAATGATTCGAAGGACAATACCTTTATCAGTAGATGGGGCGGCGAGATTGACCGGGACAATTTCCAAATTCGAATGCTTAATCACATAGGCGAGGATCGTAACGTAATAATCGAATACCGGAAAGACTTAGAGGGATTTGATGCAACGATTGATTGGACAACTGTTGTTACCCGGATTAAACCAATCGGATTTGATGGATTGGAACTGCCTGAGAAGTTTATAGACAGTCCGCTTATAAGTAACTATCCTTATCCAAAAGTTCGGGAAATCGAATATAAGGACATAAAAGCGGCTATTGGAGATTATGCAGACGATGAAGATGCACTACCTTTAGAAGATGCATACGCCGAATTAAGAAGATTAGTAGGGTTGGAATACTCACAGGCTGAAATAGATAGGCCAACGGCGACATATGATGTGCAATTTGTCCGCCTGATGAATACGAATGAATATAAAAAGTATGCAGCCTTGCAGACAATTTATATTGGCGATACGGTCAAGGTGCGTCACATTAAAGAAGATATCGATCTAACTGCAAAAGTGATCAGCTATGAATACGATCCTATACAGAAGAAATACACAAAAATATCTTTAGGATCCATAAAGCAAACCTTATCAGGGTCCGGCTATGGAAATCTGCAATCGCAAATTGATGCAATTAAGCAAGTTGAAATATCTAATCTGGAAGCCAGTATCGACAGAGCGACAGGATTGCTCAATACAGCTTTAGGTGGATATGTACTCAAGCGTAATGGTGAACTTTTGATCATGGATACTGAAGATATTACAACGGCTGTAAAGATTTGGCGATGGAATCTAAATGGCCTTGGATATAGCGGAACTGGTTATGCTGGTCCTTATCGTACTGCAATAACGAATGACGGACATTTTGTAGCTGATTTTATTGATGTTGGTGTCCTCAATGCCGAGTTGATAAAGCTTGGCTGGAATAACATTAATACGCAAGTGGGTATTGATGCCAGTGGCTTATGGGTGGAAAATGACAACGGCGAAAAAACTTATATGAGAAAAGGTGGCATCAGTTTTGTAAACAAATACGCTGAAGATTCCGGTTGGATTGGTATGGGCTATAACCTTTCTGATAATACAGTAAACGGTATGTTGATTGGTGCTGACTATCAGAAACAGATGACATTTGGAAGAAAAGCAACGGCTGAAACCGGAAGTTATACGCCGTTTATGCGTCTTGAAGAATTATATGATTTACTTAATATTCTTGTTCCGCTAGCGCTGAATAGTAGTTTGGATATGAAAAACCATACCATTTGGAATGCTGGGGAAATATACGGCGGCGGTAAAATCAGGTTAACAACAAATAATTCTGGTACTCAAGGGTCAGTAATATTTAATGGGTCAAATCAAATGTTATTACTGGGTTCAGTTGCTGGTGTTTCGATGGGGATTTTAAACGGTGATGGAGTAACTACAACCGGAAGATTTGAAGTTAGGACCGGAGAAAATATATCGTTTCAAAATTTAAACATGAATGGAAATACGATAACAAATCAGTCTGATATCCGTTTGAAGAAAAACCCGGTGACGACCGAACTAGATGCAATTGCAGCCATCGAGAAAATGCGCTTTATCGAATTTGAATGGGATAAAGAAAACCCATACAACAAAACAAAGCCGGATGGATTGCAATTTGGTATGGAAGCACAATACGCGCCTTGTCTTCAAGTAATGGATCAGAACAGCAATTACTTAAGTGTAGATAGCGGAAAGCAAATAAATCTTAATACATTGGCAATACAGCAGTTAGTTGCGAGAGTAAAAGCAAGCGAAACAGAATTAGCTACTACGAAACAAGAGTTGGCTGATTTGAAGGAAATACTTACGAGTAAAGGAGTGATTTAATGTCAATCTTATCAAATAACTTTTACTACCAGCCGCTTAAAATCGACTCAGTAAACACTCAAGTATACGGCGATTATATTGCAAAAGAAGGTGATGCAAACGGCCGTGGGTTATTAGTTACCTTAACTGAAAATGGATTGCTAAAGGATACGACAGGCATCACTTTAAATTTAAAGTGGGCGCATACTACTGTTGCAGGGGTGCAAGGGTTAGATCCGTTTGAATCTATTGATCTTACAAAAGGCTTGTATAAAGTCACCTATCCAACGAATATGCTCAGGAAGGGTAAAGTTGATGCGTTTATCCAGATCATTGATAGTGGCAGTGTAATTGGTAGCAGAAACATAAAAATCAATGTAGAGGCTACTGTTGGTGATGATACAGCCATTGAGAGCAGCAATGTTTTTACTGCCTTGGCAAGCGCTTTGGTAGAGGTTCAAAGTTGGAACGGACGCATAGATGATGTCGAACAAGATTTCATAGACAGAGCAAACAATCTTGACGCAACATATCCGACAAGGCTTGTTTCAGTTGAATCACAGTTGGCAGATAAGATAGATAAAGGTCAAATGTCCGTTAGTGACATCAATAAAAATTTAGGTAAACTAGACCAAACCTACATGACAGCTGAGTTTTTGCAGCAAATCGCCGGAACCACT